TTAAAGGAGCGTATTGATATCGTACCTTGAATTGTATGCCATCCACCTCTTGGTCTTGCTCTGACTTTGCATTAGGTATTGCTCTACCTGTAGAAGCTAATCCTAACATCTTATCTAATGCTTCCTCTTGACCATAATCTACAGGTCGCTCATCAACAAGTTCCCACTCATCTAAATCCTCTTCTTCTCCTAACTCATCTAAAGCCTCAAAGATTTTATCTAAGTGTTCGTCAGAAGTATCATTAAGTTCTTGCTTAGACATCTTTACTCCTGTTTCCTCTTCTACCTGCTCTTTAGTCATCGCATTGTCAAGTTCTGTGAACTCTAACGGCTGAAGCGTTTTAAAGTACAATTTAAGCGTGATATTATTGTAAGCTAATACTGCCTCAAAGGCATCTAATAAAAGTGTCTGAAAAGGTCTAATAACCGTGTTATCCATCAAGGTAGAAGCAGTCTTTAACTCATCTGCATTGTTACCTAATCCTGATTGGTCTTTAATACCTAAAAGCATTGGTGATACTACTCGGTGAGATACCATAATCTTACGCATACTCTCATCTGATAAGAATTGGTACTGATTATGTGCATCACTTAACTGAACAGGCTCAATAGAAGCTGCAGTATCTGCATTGTCATTAAACGCTAAAATAAACTTACCTGCATTAGATGAACCTGAGAACTTCTGATAGATTCTCTGCTCAATCATTGAACGCTCCTCTTCGTTAGGTACTCCGTTATTGAAGTTGATAAGCATAGATGGAGCAAGTCCGTTCATTATGTTGTTTAGGTGATAGTTTGATATCTCCTCTTCTAATTCTGCGTACTGTAAGCCTCCTTGATAATCTACAGGTGAGTAGTAATAGAATCCTGCTCGGTAAGGCTTAATAAATAGAATCTCAACTCCCTCTTTAGAGAATCCAAAGGCAGGAATACGCTGAGGTTTATCAGATGGCTTCAACTTAGTCCAATCAGCCATATAGTAGTAAGCCTCGATATCTCCATCCTCGTTGCATTTCTCTGCTCTTAATGTTTCAACAGGGAAGTGTTCTACTTGTAAGATTCGTGAGTGGTCTTTAGAATAAACTACCTGCATTGCTGCACCACCCATTAGCTTTAAATCGTAGGCTAACTTACGAACGCAATCCTTAGAGAATAAAGACTTCATCTGTGCGTACTCATCGGGCTTACGATTAGAGTCAGTAGCATCTAACCCTTTTCCGTAAATCATCTCTGAGATACCATTGATAATTGCGTTGTTAGTAGCAGAACCGTTGTATCTATCAATTAAGTACTGATAGTAGTTATTGTCCTCTCCGTAGTTTACCCAATCACGATTTTTGTTCTCTGTGATTTTAGGTGATGTGTAAGTGCTGAAGTTTACGACTCTTAAATCGTTATGTACCTTCGGCTTATTTGCTGCTCTACTCATATTATGATATAATCATTATCGTAAGAATCCTCTGTAGTGTATTGTCCGTTGTTTACAGAGTACTCACTTATCGTTTGGTCGGTACAGAATACCTTGTCCTTATATATAACGCTTGAACCTTCTAATATTGTTAGTTCGTAAAATACATTCTCTGTTAAAGCGTATGCATTAGAGAAACTTAAATAACCCTTATCTGTAGTTGTAGCAACATCCGAATAAGTAGTTATCTCATTAGTAGATTCATCTCTTAGCTTTATAGTAATCGTAGATGCATAACTTCTCGGTATGATTGACATACTCTGTGCATCTGTACTTGTTGTTAAGACTTTCATACTTATATAACGAATAGAATCTTATTATTTGCATAGGGATATAAAAAAAGGGGCAATAAAGCCCCCTTAATTATCCTTATTTCAAAGATTATACTGCACTAACCGCAGGTGCGATTGGTGAAGCAGCAGAGTCAGTAACCGCAGTCGATAAGAACGCAGGTGGGTTTTTCTCAAGAGCCTCAAAAGTTAAAGTGAATCCTGAGTAATCTCCTAAGTTAGCACCTGTTGCAAGTGAACCTCCTGTAAGGTCTGCACCGTGTTCTAATCCGATAACCATTTGCTGACCATTGTAATCCTCAACTACGATGTGAGGTCTTGCAGCAGCTAATAGTTTGATTTCGTCTTGAGTTGCAGAATCAAGAAGTGGTAACTGAATGTTTACCGTTTGAGTATAGAAAATAGAGTTATTTTCACGAGAGCCATTGATAGCGGTTTCTACAGATGATGCACCTCTTAGGTCATACCCGTACCAAGTACCATCTACTGCTCCTGCCGTGATAGTTAGACCACCCTCTACGAAAGCTGCAAAGTAAATCTTTTTAAGACCACCAACTGCTTTTGCACAAGGGAACTGTCTACCTGTAAGTGATAAAGAACAAGCCATAGTTTATATTATTAAAAAAGGGCAGGTAGGCACATATTGGCTCACCCACCCTTCTTTGTTAGACATTTAGATTAATTAAGCAGTAGGAGTGTAAAGTACGATGTCAGAACCGATACCATATTGTACACCTGCAGTAAATCGCATAACTACTCGTACATTTTGCGAACCATCAAGGTCAGCCATATCAAGTAGTTTTACTTCATTGTGATCAGAAAGTAGTCCTGTTCCGAAGAATAGGTTAGACTTCTGAGCAGCTACGATGTAATCATCATCCATACCGTTAGCTACGAATAACTTAACTCCATCGAAAGATAGACCTCCGTTATTCCACCATTGAGTACCTAAGTTGTTTACCCCGTTTGCACCTAATCCGTTTGCTCCGAATCCGCCTAATGAACGAACATAATCACGAGCAACTGACTGAGAAACATAAAGGTATAAATCTTCTTTTCCGTAAAGAGCAGAAGGAATAGCATCTACTACTTTTCCTAACTCAGCGATTACATTAGAAGCAGTAATACCACCTGCAGCACCCGCTACATCAATTACATCTGCATCAGCAGTTGCAAGAGTAACGATACCATCAAATTCACCTGCAGTAGCAGTAGCACCACCCCAAATGTTTTGCTCAGTTTTCTCAGCTACAAGACCTGCCACGTGTGCGATGATGAAATCAGAGAAAGCAGGAGGTAGGTTGTCAAATGCAGAGTATCCCATTTGTACAGCTTCCCAATCTGAGTGGAAGTCTTTTTTACAGAACTCTAAGTTTACTTGGAACTCTTCAGGTTGAAGAATACGCTCAGTTAGAATTACAGTAGCAGTATCGGTAAAGTCGCAAGTAGCATCTTTGATTACATTAGAATCAGTAGCTACTTTCTTGATAACCTCTTTGTATTTAACATTAGGTTTTACCTCGATACCACCGTTTTCGATAGTAGAACCACTTAGAAGTGCAGCAGCGATATATTTACCTGCAAACTCACCTGCATAAGTAGTAGTGATTGAAGTTGTTGTTGCCATTTTTGTTTATTTAAGTTTTAATTATTTAAGATTTGCAAGTTTTGCGAATACTCTATCACGAGTTGATTCCGCTCTTTTAGTTGAAAAATTGAAAGCATCTTTTTGTGCTTGTGCTTCAGGATTATGTTTAAGAGGTGCAGATGCAGGAGTAGCAGATAATTCTTCTCTTACTTGCTCTTCTACTTTTGCAGCTTCAGCAGCCATCTCCTCTTTTTCTTTCATTCCTGCTTTTAGTTCGTCAATCATTGCTTTGATTTCTTCTACTGCAGCAGCGAACTCTTCTTTTTTAACATAAGCCATTTCCTCTTCAGCAGCCTCGACTTCGATTTCTACTTCAGGGGACTCTTCTCCCTCTGCTTCCGCAGACTTAATTTCCTTAATGATACCTTCCTCTTCTACAATAAGAATACGACCATCCTCTAAAGCATATTCACCCATTGGAAGGGCAATCTTGTCCTCCTCAGTAACGATGAATACCTCCATTTCAGGTGCGAACTCCTCTGCTTCGATTACCGTACCATTCTCTAAGGTCATTTGAGCCAATTCTACTTTTTCGGTAACTTCTTGTGTTACTTCCTCAGCAGATAACTCAATGCCTAAGAGTGATTTGATTTCTTTTAGCATTTCTGTTGGTTTCATATTTATATAACGATTAGTGATTTTTATTTTGCGTTTTTACTAATTGTTATCTTAGTTTTTTCGCTTGTTCTTGGGCATCAGATTCAATCTTATCAATAAGCTTAGTAGCTGATTCAAGAGATTGTAAAGAGTTTTGTAATCTTTTTACAGACATATTTTTTGACATATCAACTCCAAGTTCTTTACCTTGTCTGATTGCGTTGTCAATTAATCCTTCTGCAAATTTACCTGTACCTACAAGTGGCTTCTTTTTGATATACCCTTGAATTGATGCTCTTGCAGCTTTTAAAGCATTACCTACAATTACATCATAATCTTTTGCCCACTTATTAGCTTTATTTGAATCGTCTTGTATAGCATCTACTGCTTTTTCAAGTTCATCAACAAGAGCAAACTCGATTCTTTGTAATTCAGATAGCTCTACTTTGTCTTCTACCTTCTCTATCTTAGAGATTTTGTTAAATACTGATTTTTGTGTGTTCATTGGTTTATATTTAAATTTTAGTTTGAATGTTAATTGCTACCTCTTGTTCTACCGATACCCTGCGACCATAGTGAGCCATCACAGCACTTCCTACTGTAAGTGTTCTTATCCTTACACAAACAGCCTCTTGATGAGTTCTTAGGACTTGAGTAACTCGGTGTTTTATTCTTATCCATAGTTCTGTACTTTTTGTATAAAGAAGATGATATCCCATATCTGAGCAGTACCTCCAATAGCGGTTATTTTCCATTGACTACCATTAGTTATAAAACTTGAATCAGCATAGTACTGAAACATTGCGTGGTGGTCGTGTGTTGCATCGTTTCCTTTAGGGAATGTAATCGTATCTCGGATTCTATCGTAAGGTGTACCATTACCCCCTTGAAAGTGCATCTCTAAGTAAGTCTGATTCGCATTAGGAGCAGAGTACTTAAACACTACTGTCATTAGGTAAGTATCATTCTCAAAGTCTGCTAATACTTTCTGAGTAGATGAGTTGTAGTAATCTACTGCTGAATGACTCTTATAAACACTACCCCCATCGTTAGGTAATACTACCTCTGTGTCTAAGGCTAAGGATAGCTTATTAGAAGAAGTGTAAGTTGAGTCATCGTATCTTGCCCATCCAAGACTTGACTCTGCACCACCTTGAGGATATAGCTTTCTCCACTCTCCGTTCCATACCGTGTACACACCTGTTGAGGTAGTAACATACGCACCCTCCTCAATGTTATATGCATTTCTGATTTCGTCAGAATCTACATCTACCTGTACTTTATATGAAGTGTTTTTTATCATTTAATTGGTACGCAATTAGGTACTAACTTTCCGTTCTTCTCTTTCATTCCTATCATCTCGTATCCCTCCTGACAAGGCTTTTTAAGGTCGATTAGGTCAAGGTCTTTTAGTTTCGCCTCAGCCCAACGAAGTCCCGCTTTACCACCCCATAGTAAATACGAAATAGTGCCACAAGCACTTGTATCGCCTTCATCATAGTATTCTTCTGCTCTTGATAAGTAAGAGTACATTCTCTTAATAGTTTCTACTGAGATAGGCTCTCCTTTTGCAAGCTGTCTTGCTCTAATCTTACCTACCTGTGTAGCACATCTATTATTGTTCTTCTCGTTTAAGTCAATACCTCTCTGTGCGTTATTTTTAACCGCCTGTGGGTAATCACCATAAGATTCTAATACCGTTCTCTGACCACTCTTTAGTCTTTTATCCCCTTTGATGATAGCTTTGATAGTAGATAGTAAAGTATCCGCTTCCTCTTCTTCGATTTTGCTTAACTCCTCATTAATGGACTCTTGAGGTCTTGGCATCTTATCAGCAAAGTAGCCTTCAATCGAAAAGCCTTTTACTCGACCTGTCTTTACATAGTCATTCCAAACCTCCTCATTGTTTACCTTAACCGCACCCATCCAAGTAC